CCGGACACCACGGTCTTGCCAGACCGGAACTCATACGGTCCGTCGAGCTTGGCGCGGCGGGGCTTGCCCAAACCGAAATCAATAAAAGTGACCGTGTCGGGGTGATCATTCAGGCGATCATCCTCGACGAGCTGCCCCCATGCCTTCCGGGTCGTGCCGTCGGCCTTGGTGAATGTGGCTGTAAAAATCCGGCCAGCCAACCGGGTCTTGAGTGTTTCGCGCTTTGACATATGAACCTCCTATGTCGTGGTTGTGAGGGTTGCTTCCCTCTTGAAAACCATAAGATCACATGGGATTGCATGGGTCAACCCATTATCTTTGCGAACGTCTCGCAACTATGCAAATTGGAATCATTCTAAACTGCGCGGGGCGGGGTTACTTGGGGGCTTTGCCAGCCAGATTTGGATCCGCGCGGGGGGCACCCCCTTTTTTCGGCGGGGGGTGTTGACGCCACATGCCATGCCATGCTGGGTTGATAAATTCATTGCGTTATAATATCGTTCCGGCATGAGCATAGGATTAGATACAGTCCCAGAGGACGACCTCCGAGAAATGCTGCTGCTAGAACAGCAGCTAAAGCTCCTGGAGACCCGAGAATCAGCGCAAGATAACTTCATGGACTACGTCCAGCATGTGTATGATGGGTTCATCGTGGGCCGACATCATAAAATCATTGCAGAAAAGTTAGAGCGCATAGCTTCGGGTGACTTGAAGCGATTGATTGTGAACATGCCCCCTCGTCACAGTAAGTCTGAGTTTGCGTCCTACCTCATGCCTTCGTGGTTCTTGGGCCGAAATCCGAAGTTGAAAATCATTCAGGCTACCATGAACACTGAACTTGCTGTAAGATTCGGCAGGAAAGTCCGAGATCTGATCGCTGACCCCAAGTATGCGGAGATCTTTCCAAACACGGACTTGAAACAGGATTCCCAAGCGGCAGGTCGGTGGGAGACCAGCGCGGGGGGCGAGTATTTTGCTGCTGGGGTGGGCGCAGCAATGACTGGTCGTGGTGGTGACTTGGTGATTATTGACGATCCGCACTCGGAGCAGGATGCGTTATCTCCCACTGCGTATGATAGAACCTATGAGTGGTACACTTCGGGTCCGAGACAGCGTCTTCAGCCGGGTGGTTCCATTATCATTGTGCAAACACGGTGGTCAAAGAAGGATTTGACGGGCCGGTTACTGCAAGCACAGGGTAACGACATCATGTCTGATCAGTGGGAGGTGGTAGAGTTTCCTGCCATTATGCCTTCTGACGAGCCTCTTTGGCCTGAATTTTGGAAAAAAGATGAGCTATTAAAGGTAAAAGCTTCGCTTTCGCCTGGAAAGTGGAACGCTCAGTGGCAGCAGAATCCCGTCTCTGAAGAGACGGCGATGATCAAGCGGGAGTGGTGGCAACCGTGGGAAGAGGAGGATATACCTGCTCTACAGTATGTCATTCAGTCTTATGATACTGCGTACAGCAAGAAGGAGACGGCTGACTACACTGCCATCACGACGTGGGGCGTGTTTGAGCCGCATGATAACGGCGAGCAGCATTTGATTATGCTCGACGCGAAGAAGGGGCGGTGGAACTTCCCAGAGCTGAAGCAGATTGCTACAGAGGAGAATGAGTATTGGGAGCCGGACATGATGTTGATTGAGGCCAAGGCATCAGGTACTCCGCTCGCGGACGAGATGCGCTTGATCAATCTGCCGGTTACTACGTTTTCTCCGGGCCGGAAAAAGGGCGGTGGGGGTGTTGATAAGACAACTCGCATGCATATGGCTTCTCCTATATTTGAATCTGGTAAAGTGTGGTATCCTTCTGGTAGGAGATTTGCTGAAGAAGTGATTGAAGAGGTAGCTTCGTTTCCTAACGGAGATCACGATGACTTCTGTGACAGCATGACAATGGCTCTGATGCGTTTTAGGCAGGGCGGGTTTATTAGTCTGCATGGTGAAGAGCTTGATGACTGGTTGCCGTCCAAGACAAGAGAGTATTACTGATGGCTCAAGGTGACCGTCCCGGCAAGAAGCCCTTCGATCCAGAGCGGGCTGACCAGATAAAATCTGACATAGTGCGTGGTGCGAAGTACGCGCCTTTTGATTTGATTGGTGCCCCTGTTGATATCGTCAACATGGCTATGGGTGCGGTTGGTATACCTGTTTCTGACAAGCCGGTGATGGGATCAGAGTACCTGATAGATAAGTACGCGGACCTCGGAGAGGCTATCGGGGTAACTTATGATCGTCCTACAGGCAGCACGGAAGAGACGATTGGTCGTGTTGTTGGTGGCTTGGGCATGGAAGGCAGCTTAGTGGGCATTGCTTCTCAATTTGCAAAAGCCGCTCGTGTGAAAAAAGGTCAGGGGTCCGAGCTTCAAGGTACGAGTGACGCGCAGCTAAAAGCTCCGCCCTCGGACGTTGAGGTATTGAACGCCCGTTCTCGGAAGGTTGAGGTAGAAGTTGAGGACATGGTTTCCGACTACAACCTTGAGGATTATGGTTTAGGTGGTCCTACTGATTTTGCGGAAGATGTTGTGTTGGAGTACCAGGGGTTACTGGATGAAGGTTTACCTCAGAGTGAGGCATTAACGAGTGCTTTGGTTCAAAGTGCAAATAGGGTGAACGAGGCTGTTGGCGACACGCTTATAGTTGCTGATGATTTGTTGAAGGACATTGCGCGTCGGAACCCGGACCGTGAAGCTTTTACTGGGTTGGATGATCTTGTAGCTCGGCGCGTGGAGGGTAGCAAGTCTCGTCGAGAGATGGAGTTGAAGGCGGAGCGGGCGAGGTATGAGGCGTCTCCTGAAGCAGCGGAGGTAAGGGCGAGGACTGCTGCTTTGGAACAGGCTGCGGGGGTAACTCCGGATATGGACGCTGCTGCTAGGGCGGATGCGATGCGTATGTTTGCAGAGGGCCAGCAGCGGGACGCTGTGGGTGTTGGGTTACCTAAAAAACCGGCAAAGCCTGACCTGAAGTTAGTAAAGAAGGCTCGGGGTGGTATCGCCGACGTGTTTCGATTATACTCTTGACCGGAGGATTTTTTGATGCCTACGAAAAAAATTGACATTACCACTGCCAGCTATGAAGAGTTGACGCAGTTGATAAATCAGCTCAAGAAGGAGCGAGAGCGGGAAGCTCTTGCTGAATCCAAAAAGGCTCCAGTAAAGAAAGCAGCCGGCGGCATGATCAAGGGCTTTAGCCCGATTGCTCGTCCACAGAGATTTAAGGGGATATTCTAGTGGCTGACAAGAAAAAAGGTAAGCACGATAAAGAGCTAAAGAAAATGGCTAACCGGACGGGTATGAGTCTGGATAAAATACGAGAGATTGACGCTTTTCTTGAGAAAGCTCAGATTGGCAAGCCAAAGTCTGGTGCAGTGATGAAAGCCCGTGGTGGCACATTCAAAGGGATATTCTAATGAGCAATCAACAGAACGAAGCCATTCTTGAGGATCTTTTCGACGAAGGGATGGACATGGGTTTGACCACTGAGCAGGCTGCTAAGTACGCCCGTGAGAGGTTTGAAGATTTACCAGAGCCTGACTACAAGCGTAATGGCGGCATGTCGAAAGCTGTTATGAAAAAGCGCGGTGGCACATTCAAAGGAATATTTTAATGGCACTACCTCCTCAGATGGTTGAATCGGCTATGGGTGCTGGCGGTCCGTCAGAAGTCATGCCTCAAGAGATGCAAGTCGAGCTTCCTATGGAGGAGGGTCTGCCTGATGGCATAGAGCTTGCGGGCATGGAAGAGATGGTCGAGGTCCAAGCTGAGATGTACGACCACAACGCCAATCTGGCGGAGGTCTTAGATGATTCGGTCCTTGGTTCGTTGTCCTCTGACTTGCGTGACAGGGTTGAGAGCGACAAAGAATCTCGTGAGGATTGGGAAGAGGCTATCTCCAAGGGTCTACGACTTCTTGGTGTAAACTACGAAGAGCGCACTGCACCATTCTTGGGTGCTAGTGGCGTTCACCATCCGCTGCTCAGTGAGGCTGTTACGCAGTTTCAGGCGCAGGCTTACAAAGAAATGCTGCCGGCAGGTGGTCCTGTAAAGGGGCAAGTTGTTGGCACACCTACACCGCAGACTGAAGATCAGGCGCAGCGTGTAAGTGACTTTATGAATTACCAGCTTACAGAGGTTATGGACGAGTACGATCCTGATACGGATCAGATGCTCTTTTATTTACCGCTGACAGGTTCCACATTTAAGAAGACATACTTCGATCCCGCCAAACAGCGGGCTGTGTCTAAGTTCGTACCAGCGGAAGATCTGATTGTCCCGTATGCTGCTAGTGATTTGAACACGGCAGAGCGGGTAACTCATGTAGTACGCATGACGGAGAACGAACTTCGCAAGATGCAGGTCTCAGGTGTTTACCGGGACATTGAGTTGCAGGGAGAAGATGAAGATGATCCAGGACCAATTAAAGAGACTGAGAACGAGCTTCAAGGGGTTCGCCCAACGTATGGGGACGATGTGTTCACATTGTTGGAGTGTCACACAGAACTTGACCTTGACGGTTTTGAAGACGTTGATGCAGAAGGTGAACCCACGGGAGTTAAGCTTCCTTATATCGTCACACTGGATGAGGGGTCAGGCAAGATTCTTTCAGTGGTTAGAAACTTCCGGGAGACAGATCCACTCCGCCGCAAGAGACAATACTTCGTGCATTATAAGTTTTTGCCTGGGTTCGGCTTTTACGGCTTTGGTCTTCTTCATACTATAGGAGGTCTCTCTCGTGCAGCGACATCAATCCTCAGACAACTTATCGATGCTGGAACGCTTTCCAATCTTCCAGCGGGTTTCAAGGCTCGTGGTGTCCGTATCCGTAACGACGATGAGCCGCTTGCTCCTGGCGAGTTTCGTGACATTGATGCTCCCGGTGGCGATCTTCGCAACGCTCTTATGCCCCTCCCTTATAAGGAGCCTTCTGGCACACTTGCTCAACTCCTCGGGGTTATTGTTGATTCCGGCAGAAGATTTGCACAAGTTGCAGATGCAAAAATCGCAGATGTCAATTCTCAAGCGCCAGTGGGAACAACGGTTGCACTGATTGAGCAAGGCTCAAAGATTATCTCCAGTATCCACAAGCGGCTGCATTATGGGCAGAAGCAGGAGTTCCGGCTGCTGGCAGAGATCTTCGCAGATAACCCAATGCCGTACCCATACTTTGTGGGTGTGAATGTGCCGCCTGAGATCATGGCACAGGACTTCGACGGGCGTGTGGATATTCTGCCTGTTAGTGATCCGTCCATTTTCTCTATGTCTCAGCGCCTGTCTTTGGCGCAGACACAGTTGCAGTTGGCGCAAGCTGCTCCGCAGATGCATAACATGTACGAGGCATATCGTCGGATGTATGATGCGCTGGATGTTAAGAACATTGATAGCATCCTGCCGGCACCACAGCCGCCACAACCTATTGATCCGGCAACCGAGAACGCAAATGCTGTAAAGGGCAAGCCAACACAGGCATTCCCACAGCAGGATCACGAGTCGCACATTGCGGCGCATGCCATGTTCTTGTCCTCACCAGTGGCTACAGCAAATCCACAAGGCTTCTTGCTGTTGCAGGCTCACGTCCAAGAGCATGTGTCCTTCTTGGCGAGAGATCAGGTTGCAGCGTTCTTTACCAACGCGCAGCAGCAAGCACAGCAGGCTGGAGAGCCAGTGCCTACGATTGACCCAGCAGTGATTGAGTCAGCCGTTGCACAGCAGGTTGGTGAGATTATGAAAGAGATCATGCCAATGATTCAGCCAGCCCAGCAGCAAGATCCGCTGGTCGGGATTCGCCAGCAGGAGTTGCAGAACGATACGATGGAAATCCAGCGTAAAATGCAGAACGACGCTATGGACTTTCAGATCGATCAGGCCAAGATGCAGCAGGCATTCAATCTTGCCCAGCAGCGTATGCAGCTTCAGGAAGAGATTGCTGGCGACAGAAACGATGTCAACATATACCGCATTAACACACAGGCGGCACTGTCAGGAAGAAAATGATACAGGCGTTCATAGGTCCAATAGCGAACCTTGCCGGTACATGGCTCAACGGCAAGGTAGAAGAGAAGAAGGCTGAGTCCGCAACTAAGGTTGCCAAGGCGCAGGCTGAAGCTGTGGTCATGCAGAAAAAAGCCACTGGGGAGATTGACTGGGATCTTGAGATGGCAAAGGGTAGTCAGTCTTCGTGGAAAGACGAATGGCTTACTATTTTGTTTTCGATCCCGCTTATTTTAGCCTTCATTCCGGGCATGGAGGAAGTAGTTGCAAACGGATTCGCACAACTCAATGCGATGCCTGAATGGTATCAATATTCCTTGGGAGTTATCGTTGCCGCTTCTTTTGGAGTTCGTAGCGCGACTAAATTCTTCGGGAAGAAATAATGGCGAAATGGGGCTTACACGAGCGGACGACAGAAGAGCAAGCGAGGATTAATCGTGGCAGACGTGACAATGGAAAGGTTCCTGCGGTGGAAGATATTACCCCGCTTGATGATGGTTATGATGTCAATATCGGCTTGGCGGGTAGTGGAGTGGTTTATGACATTGCCAGACCCTACACCAGCGCAGGCAGGCTTAGTTAGTGTAGTGACAGGAGCCATGACCGGCGCATTTGCTGTGTGGTTGGGCCACGAAAAGGAAAAAGGCAATGGCTAGACCTAGAGCAGCACAGTTTGGCAGAGACATTGGTGTCTCGACGGCAGGAGCAAAAAAGCTTATAAATGAAGGACGGCGTCGTAACGACGGCGGCTCACAAGTTTTGGAGAGACACATGTCAGAAATGAAAGAAAAAGTAACCCCGCCCCGTCCGCTACCTCCAGAGGCTAGGGCGCGTAGAGAAAACTCTAAGATGTACAAGAAGAAGGGCCGTCCTAATCCTGGTGATCGGAACGAGAGAAAGAATCCTGGTCAGACAGATGTAGAGACTCGTGAGGCTGCTATGGGTACATATGTAGAAGCCGGAGACGGTAAGTACATGTCTTGTCGTGGTATGGGCGCAGCCATTAAAGGCGGCAAGTTTTCGGGAACAAGGTAATGCCTAGAGGTTTTGGTGGAGAAACTGCTGCTCAAGAAGCTAGGGGTCCAGGTGGAGGTGCGGCTTCTCCTGAGAGAGAACGTCAGGTAACAGAAGCACGTCAGCAATCAGGATACGCGCAGGCCCAAAGAGACAAGGGCAGGGACAATGTCCAGGACTTTATGCTTGCCACAGGAAGAACCGAAACAAATCCATACGGAAACGAAGGGTTTTTTAGCCGAGTTTTCGGTATTGACCCAAAGAATATAAGCTATGCGAACAATATCCCCGGTGGGTCAGCCGGAATTGCAAACTTGAACCGTCTGGCCTATGACAGGTTTACGAACCCATATGCATCTGTAAATGTATTGGGCCGTCGTGTTGGCGGCGATGCAGCCACTGGACAGCTCCGCGAAGGTCTATCTGCGGGGGACATGACCAGCCGTGGTATGGTAGCTGCGCAGCGCAGACCCATGTCTGGGCAGGAAATGGCAGGCCGAGGCATATTTAGTATACTCGCTGCGGGGACACCTGTTGGATTACTTACTGGTGCGCTGAGAAAAGATCCATTGGCAATCCAAGGCACAGAGTTTTACGACTCCACACTTGATCCAGCCAGTGAAGATTTCACAGGATCAAGCGGGATGTTTAGTAATATGTTGAAGCCACTTACAGGTGGTATTACATATGGTGATGTAGAGCCGAAGATAAGCCCAATGGTAGAGGGCGCAAAACAGTTTTTCCAAGCGGGGCTAAAAAGATGAAAATAGAAATAAAACTTATCCCTGACGGTCTGGATCTGGCTAAAGAAATTCAAGACGGAACTCCTGTGGATCAAATGCAGGGAGAGTGCCCTGCTGCGACACAAGATTTAGACTTAAATCTTGAGAACAGGCAAAAGGCGATTGATGAGTATGGGTATGGTCCTCTGAATCCAAACCTTGATGATACAGGTAAGAACGATAGCTTCTGGCAGAAAATAGCGAACACATTTAATACAGAAATAGAGGCTGCAAAAGACAGCCGATGCGGTAATTGTGCGGCCTTTAACCTAACGTCAAAAATAAAAGATTGCATTGCTGAAGGCATTGGTATGGATGGTGGTGCAGATCCATATGCATCTGTGGATGCGGGTGACATAGGGTACTGTCAGTTTATAAAGTTCAAATGTGCGTCCATGCGTGTGTGTAATGCTTGGGTTTCTGGTGGTCCAATAACTGATATGAACATGAAGGACAACCACGAGCCTTGCGGCTGTTCGTAAAAGACTGCTATAGAAGGGGCAAATGGACGTAATACAATTTTTATCAAGGTATCGTAAAGCCTTGCAAACTCGTGTGGACGATATTAGCATTTCCGTGACAAGCGGCAGTGCATCCGATATCGGACAATACCGCGCAATGGTTGGTGAGATTCAGGGACTCACCTACGCATTAGATGAACTCCAAACCCTGCTAAAAAAGGTAAACTATGACGAAGACTCTATTCGTTCCTGACCACATAATACGGCAACAGCAAGCCAAAAAAGAAGCTGAACAACTAGCAAAAAATAAACCTATCACAGAACGTGTGCCGCAACCCACAGGCTGGCGCATTCTTGTTATGCCGTATGCAGGTAAAGACAAGACTGAAGGTGGTGTTTATGTGCCGGATCAAGCCAAAGACCGAGAAGCACGGGGCACAATGGTAGCCTATGTGGTTAAGGTCGGGCCGCTTGCCTACAAAGATCAAGACAAATTTGGTCCTGATTCCGAGCCTTGGTGCAAGGAAGGTGATTGGATTTGTATTGGTCGTTACGCTGGATCTCGTTTTAATATTGAAGGCGGCGAGGTTCGTATTATCAATGACGATGAGGTCATTGCAACTATTGTCGATCCAGACGACATAAAGACATACGGAGCTTAGTATGCAAAACAATCTTGCTGAGAAAGAAGAAGAACTAGAAGTCGTAGAGGCTGAACAGGAAGAGGAGCAGCAAGAGGCTGCTCCAGCAGAGGAAACCGCAGAGCAGGAAACCGCAGCTTCTGAAGATGATGAGCTTGAGCAGTATTCTGATTCTGTCCAGCGTAGAATTAGTAAACTTACCAACCGCTTTCGGGAAGAAGAGAGACAGCGACAAGCTGCTTTGGAGTACGCCGAGGCTGTAAAAAAGCAGAACGACGAACTCAAGTCACGACTTGATAAGCTTGATCAGTCGTATGTTGGTGAGTTTGGCAGCAGACTGGAGTCCGAGGTCACGACAGCCAAGGAATCATACCGCAAAGCCTATGAAGACGGTGACGCGGATGCCATGTTTGAGGCCCAGCAAAAGATTAGTCAACTTGCCCTAGAACAGGCTAGGTATGCAGAAGCAAAGCGGCGTAATGAAGAGAGGGCTGAACAGCCGGCGCAAGAAGTCGCGCAGCAGCCTGCACCGCAGCAGCAAGCCCAGCCAGATCCAAAAGCGGAGTCTTGGGCAAAAAACAACGAATGGTTCGGTACTGATCAAACAATGACCTATGCTGCTTTTGGCATACATAGGCAATTAATTGAGGATGAAGGATTTGACCCAACCTCAGATGAGTATTATACTGAGCTTGACAAACGAGTTCGCGTTGAGTTTCCACACAAGTTCAAGGAGACAAAACGTGACTCTGGACCCAGAGTCGCTTCTGCTGAGTCCACGGCGTCAAAGTCGTCGTCACCAAAGGGGCGCAGAACAGTCAAACTGTCTCCTTCGCAGATTGCCATTGCGAAACGACTGAATGTTCCGCTTGAAGAATATGCAAAGTATGTAAAGGAGTAGAAAATGGCTGAAAGAACTACACGCGAATCAAAGAGTCGCGCAAACACCCAACGGCGCAAGCCTTGGGCACCACCTTCAAAGCTGGAAGCACCAGAACCACCAGCAGGGTACAAGCATCGTTGGATCAGAACTGCCATTCGTGGTGAGGATGATAAAACAAATGTACACTCAAAGATGCGTGAGGGATGGGAACCAGTTCGTGCAGATGAATATCCTGACGAAATGGATCGTTATCCAGTGCTTGAAGAGGGTAAGAATGCAGGAATTATTGGTGTCGGCGGACTAATGCTGTGCCGTATTCCTGAAGAAACGGTAGAGGAAAGAACTGAATATTTTCGGGAGCAGACCCGCAACCAAATCAAGGCCGTTGATGAGAACCTAATGAGGGAACAACATCCCTCTATGCCCATCCATAATGATAGGCAAAGTCGTGTATCTTTTGGTGGTAAGTAACCACCTAACTTAGAGAGAAAGGTAGCATTATGGCAAACGTCAATGTTGCATTCGGCATGAAGCCGATTAATAACGCAGGTAGCACACCAGCTACAGGCGGTACTAATGCATACTTGATCGCCAGTGATGCGTCGGCAATCTATCAGGGTTCTGCGGTAAAAGCTGTTAATGGCGGTTCAATCGCCATTGGTTCTGCTTCCGGGGACACTGTAGCATTTGTTGGCGTTTTTGCTGGTTGTGAGTATGTATCTTCGTCAACAGGGAAAAAAGTCTTTTCAAATTTCTGGCCTGGTTCAGGGGCGGACACAAACTTCGATATTATCGGATTTGTGTACGACAACCCGCTCCAGCGTTTTGTAATTTGTACAGACGCTTCTTTCACGGATCAGGCAACCGCTGAAGCAGCTATTTTTGAAAGCACAATGTTCAATAGCGGCGCAGGCGGAAGCACAACAACAGGTATTTCCAACGCACAGTTGGATGTAGCTACGTTGGATTCATCCAATACCTCACTTCCTCTGAAGATTGTAGGTATTCAGGATGATGCAGACAACGAAGACTACGCTGCTGCTGGTCTGCCTGTGATTGTGATGTTCAACAACCACGCACTGCTTCAGGCCGATTCTGAAGCGGCAATTTCATAGGGAGGCTAGACAATGGCTATTTCTCGCGCACAACTCGCCAAAGAACTAGAACCAGGCCTCAACGCCCTCTTTGGTATGGAATACAACCGCTACGAAGGTCAGCATGCTGAGATCTTTGACACCGAGTCATCAGACCGGGCGTTTGAAGAAGAGGTCATGCTGTCAGGTTTCGGTGCAGCCCCTGTGAAAAACGAGGGTTCTGGAATCTCCTATGACGATGCAAATGAGGCGTATACCGCACGGTATAACCACGAGACCATCGCAATGGGCTTTTCAATCACGGAAGAGGCTATCGAAGATAACCTTTATGACCGTCTTGGTGCCCGCTATACACGCGCTCTTGCTCGTTCTATGGCACACACCAAGCAGGTTAAGGCTGCTTCTGTCCTCAACAATGGCTTCTCCGCTGGCGCATTTGCTGGTGGTGACGGTGTAGCTCTTATGGCGACAAACCACCCGCTCACAAGCGGTGGCACGTTCTCAAACGAGCCAGCAACTGCCTCAGACCTTAATGAGACTTCACTTGAAGACGCTCTTATCAGCATCGCTGGTTTCGTTGACGAGCGTGGACTCATCATTGCTCTTCGCGGCATGAAGCTGATTGTTCCACGTCAACTGCAATTCGTTGCAGAGCGTCTGCTTGTTTCTAACCTCCGTGTTGGAACAGCCGACAACGACGTGAACGCGCTGAAGTCAATGGGCATGCTGCCTGAAGGCTATGTAGTCAACGACTACCTGACCGACACAGATGCATTCTTCATCAAGACTGATGCACCTAACGGTCTGAAGCACTTTGAGCGTACAGCCCTGTCAACCAACATGGACCCAGACTTCGACACTGGTAACATGCGGTTCAAGGCTCGTGAGCGTTACAGCTTCGGCTTCTCAGACCCACGTTGTGTATTCGGTTCACCCGGAGCATAACTGTAGGCACAAAGAAACTAGAGGGCGGCTTCCATGCCGCCCTTTTTTATTGTATAGTTACTTATCCCTGACAGCCGCACAGCGTGGCTGACACTAGCCACGACAGGAGTACAAAATGGCTACAACTACTTTCTCTGGTCCTATTAAGGCCGGAACGATTAAGAACACAACAGGCACAACACTTGGCACTAACATTGCCAATGTCGGTCAGGTTGTTATGGCTCAAACATTCTCAGTAGATCTTTCTGGTGGTGCAGTCGCAGCATCTGTAACTGACGTTGTTATCCCAGCAAACTCTCAAATTATTGACTGTGTGATTGATGTTATCACCGCAGCTAACACTGCAACTAACCTTAGTGTTGGTGACACTGTTGGTGGTGCTGCTACCATTCTCAACACGTTTGCAATCGGAACAACTGCTGGTCGCAAGTATCCAACAACTCAAGCTGGCGCTGCATTGGCGTGGCAGGACACAGGAACAGCGGACATTCGTTTGACTGTAACTGGCTCCGCTGCAACAAACGCAGGTCTTGTTCGTGTTACAATCCTGTACCAGCAGAATAACAACCTTGCTTAATAGGAGGGCACAATGGCTGCTTCTATTACAGCAAAGACTGCTACAGCTACAGGCACATTGCAGGGTGGTAGAACTCGTCTAAAGGCTTTCTATGTAAAGACAGCCTCTAGTGGGTCACCCGCCGTTGTGTTTAAGAACGGGAGCGGTGGTGCAACATTGTTGTCAATGGTGTTTCATACATCAGACGACAATCAAATCACCATTCCTGATCACGGCATGATCTTCGATGATGAGTGTCATGTAACGCTCACTAACGTAGACTCTATCACTGGGTTCTTTGGCTAATGGCTAGAAAGCCATCAAAGATGCCCAAGCGCAACAAAAAGAATTTCCGCTCCACTAAATCTGGAGCGGGAATGACTAAGGCTGGTGTTGCAGCGTATCGTCGTAAAAACCCGGGAAGCAAGCTTCAAACAGCGGTGACTGAGAGCAAGCCTAGCAAATCTCGTGCAAAGCGCCGCAAGTCATACTGCTCGCGTTCTGCTGGTCAGATGAAGATGCATAACATCAGTTGCAAGAAGACCCCTAAAAAACGTATCTGTGCAGCTCGTCGGAGATGGAAATGCTAAATATAGGAGTTACTGCAATCCTGGGTTTTGTTGCTTGGATAGCTCTGTCCGTAGTTGAGCTAAAGACAGACACGGCTGTTATAAGCGTCAAGGTTGATGAAAACCACAAGATGCTCACTACTTTGTGGGAAGACTACATAGAGAGGAATAAAGATGGGAATCTCGCGTGGGTCGCTCGAAAGCCAAATATCAAAGCCGCCCCAGAAGAAAAAGTTCAAGAAGGTTCGTAAGGCTAAAAAACCAAAGAGGCAGAAATGAGCAAGAAGGATGCATGCTATCACAAAGTTAAACGCCGCTATAAGGTCTTCCCGTCGGCGTATGCAAGCGGTGCCATCGCAAAATGCCGAAAAGTTGGCGCAGCAAACTGGGGTAACAGCAAAAAGAAAGCAACCGGCGGAACGTACAAGTACCGCACAACAAAGATTTATTGACCGCGATGATACATGTGTTTGTCTTAATGGTGTACCTGGGGACGGGTGAAGACAGACGCTTAACAAGTGCAGATATGCATTTTAGATCTGTTACAGAATGTAACTATTTTGCTGCCGAGGTTTCAAAGAGGTACGGAAACTACGGCTATAAAGACTACATAGATCCGAAGGACCGCGTCACTGCTTACTGTGTGCCAAAGTACGTCAAGGAAGGAAGCGTGGAGGTGTATTAATGGATCCAGTATCAGCGATGGCAGCAGCTTCCGCAGCTTTTGGCGCAATCAAAAAAGGTATGCAGGTAGGACGTGATATTGAGTCGATGGCTTCCGACTTGTCACGGTGGATGGGTGCGCTCAGTGACCTGGATATGCTGGAGAAAGAAGCTAAGAACCCTCCTCTGTTTAAAAAACTGTTCGCTGGTAAATCTGTTGAACAAGAGGCAATAGAAACCTTTGCGGCTAAAGAAAAGGCTGAACAGCAAAGACGAGAGCTTCAACAATGGATTGGCCTTACTCTTGGCAAGTCCAAATGGGACTCCCTTGTGAAAATGGAAGGTCAGATCCGAAAGCAGCGCCAGGAAACATTGTATCGTCAGAGGCAACGTAGGCGCAAATTTGTTGAGATTGTGGCGTGGATTTTAGTGGCCTGTGTAGGGTCAGGGGTTTTACTGGGTTTTGTAATGTTCCTAAAAAGTGCAGCTAACGCAGCATCCATACCGGAGTATGTAGATTGCCGACTCAAAGGTTGTGAGCTTATAGACGGGCAGCGTGTATGTATATATCATGGGCCTAATAACACTGTTGACAGCGTATGGTTAGGCTTGAACGAGTTTTTCCCACGGGAAATAAAGTGCAAGTACGATCCGAAGAATGAGAAGCCTGCCACTATGCGGGAGACATTCGATGCGATTAAAAAGTCAAGGAAGTAAACAATGGCGGTACGCAAGACGAAAAAGGGCTTGGCTCTTAAAAGATGGTTTAAGGAAAAGTGGACGGACCAGCGTACAGGAAAACCGTGTGGCCGTCGCAAGGGTGAAAAACGGGGTACTCCATATTGTCGCCCCTCTAAGAGAGTTTCCAGTAAAACTCCTAAAACATCTAGCGAAATGACAGCAGCAGAGAAGCGTAGTAGAATTGCGCAGAAGAAACGTATTGGGCAACCAGCCGGAAAGCCCCGGCGTGTAAAAGCATTAAGGAGAAAGAAACGTGGCAAATAAAAAGTTCCCGGATTTGAACAAGGATGGTGATGTTACGAAAGCTGACATTTTAAAGGGGCGTGGTGTTCCTGGTTTTAGTCATGGCGGCATGCACTGTTCCCCGCGCAAAGAAATGGCTGGTGCTATAACTATGCCAAAGAAAAATGTCACTAACAGACGTTCTTAAAAATTGGATTGTATCGGAACTTAGTCAGCCAGATAAATCCGTCAACGGAAATGCTTTGTGCCCTTTCGCCAAAAACGCTTGGTTTGCAAACAAAGTAAAAGTCCGAGAAGAAAAAGACGATTTGTGGGACGCGGTTTACGAAGAGATACAAAGTTTTGACGATACATATCAGGTCGTAATTTGTGCCAGCTACACACACAAACAAAGTTACGATGATCTAGAGGCCTCTTGTTTTGCCTTAAACGGATGGTTAGCAGCAACAGGGCACAATATTTGGTTGTTGGCGTTTAAGGAAAAAAAGTTAAGCATGGTGTTTATTCAACGCTTGACAGATATAGACAACGCTAGTGCAAAGCTAGAGGCTTTAGGGTATTATTCAAACTATGAAGACCAGGATTATCAACGCTTAGTTAAACATCGTAGAGATAGGAGAAAGTGTTATGAAGAAACCAATGCGTAAGATGCGTGGTGGAATGGGCGCAAAGAAAGCTATGCGCGGTGGTGGTTCAATGATGAAGAAACCAGTCATGGCAAAAAAGGGCAAAGCTATGCGTAAGATGCGTGGCGGCACATTGAAGAGAAAGTAAATGGCAACTTCAGGTTCACGAGACTTTGATCTCGACGTAGCAGAGATAATCGAAGAGGCGTATGAGAGGTGCGGGCTTGAAGTTCGCACTGGCTATGATGCTCGCACGGCGCGTAGGTCCATGAACCTGATGTTTGCGGACTGGGCAAACCGTGGGCTAAACTTGTGGACAGTCAAGCAAGCTACGCAAGCTCTGACTCAAGGCACGGCGACGTATACATTTACATCGGACTATACGGACCTTTTGGAAGTAGTAGTTCGCCGTAGTGGTACAGACTTTGAGATAAGCCGAATGTCACGCAGTGAGTATCTGACAGTGCCAAACAAAACAACACAGGGACGCCCAAGTCAGTATTATTACAATCGTCAGGTGGAGCCTCAGATCACGCTGTGGCCCACCCCTGAAAACTCCACAGACACATTGGTATATTACTATGTTCAACGGATTGAAGATGTCGATGCTTTGGTTAACACAACAGATGCACCATTTAGGTTTTTGCCCTGCATGGTCGCAGGCCTTGCGTACTATACTGCTCTTAAAAAAGCACCGGAACGAGTGCAGCTTCTAAAGAACCTGTACGAAGAAGAGTTTCAACGTGCCGCAGACGAGGACGAAGACCGAGTTGCCCTGAAACTACAGCCAAGCATACAGTATCTGAGGGTTAATTAATGGCGAGGTATGCTTCGGGTAAAGATGCTTGGGGCTACTCCGATAGGTCGGGGTTTCGCTACCGGCTTGTTGAAATGCAGACGGAGTGGAATGGTCTGAAGGTAGGACCAGATGAGTATGAGCCAAAGCACCCACAGCTTGAGCCACCACAGGTAGGGCCAGATCCGCAAGCATTGTTTGATCCACGTCCAGATCAAAGAACCGAGGTTGCAGTTGCAAGGCTTCTTGGGCCTAACTCGTTTATATCAGGTGCCCAAGGCTCTACCACCATTACCGTGGTTGAACCCTCTCATGGACGTAGCACCTCAGATACTGTAAGATTCCGCAAAGCTGAAGCTTTTGACGGTTTTACGGAAGCCGTATTGGAGAATGCAAGTGGTTACTCGATTACTGTTGTGGATTCAAACCTTTATACCTTCACGGCCTCGTCAGGAACCGCGACAGCCGGTAATACACGAGGCGGTGGTGAAAATGCGACTGTCGGACCAGTCACATTGGAGGTTTAAGTGAGCTACACCTATGCACAGCTAAAGACAGCGATACAGGATTATACGGAGAACACAGAGTCTACGTTTGTAACCAACTTGCCCACGTTCATTAAGAACACAGAGCAGCGCATATTCAAACTTGTTGACCTAGAACTTTTCCGTAAAAATGCCACGTCAGCCTTGTCGCAGAATGACCCGTATCTTTCTGTGCCTAGTGACTACCTAGCATCTTTTTCCATGTCGATCACCAACAGTAGCTCCAAAGAGTTTTTGTTGCAGAAGGATGTAAACTTTATCCAGGAGTACAACCCCAACGCATCCACAACAGGGGTTCCTAAATATTACGCTTTCTTCGATATTGACAACTTCATTGTGTCGCCAACACCGAATGCAAACTTTGCTGTTGAGCTTCACTACTATTATAGGCCTACGTCATTAACAGCCGGGGCTGATTCTGGTACAACATGGCTCAGTGAGAACGCTCCGAATGCCATGCTTTACGGTTCTTTGGTCGAAGCGTATACTTACATGAAAGGTGAGCAGGATATGCTCACCATGTATGAGAAACAGTTTACGGAAGCAATGACCAGGATTAAGGATCTGGCAGAGGCCAGAGAAAACAGCGATGCATATCGCAGGGGTTTGCCGGAACGGCCCCGTACTTGAGGAGTAAAAAATGGCAACGTCAAATGCAGCAACCAACTATACAGAACATGCCATCTTGCAGTTTCTGTTTAAGAATAATGCGGAGAGTTTTGCGACTCCCGGTAACAGTATCTACATTGGTCTAGCTACTGCAGTTAGTAGTATTGAAACAGGCTCTGTCACTGAAGCGGACTTTACCAACTACGCGAGGCAGCAGGTTGCTGCTTCTGGTTGGACGGTTCCTGCTGTTGGCACAGACGCACAGACAGCTACAAATGCAGCGAATGTTGAGTTTCCAGCATCTGGTGGCGGCGGAGATGATGTTATTACACATGCCTTTGTTGCAGACGCGGCAAGCAGTGGAAACATCCTGTTTGTTGGCGCACTGGATGTTAACAAGACAATTCAAAGCGGCGATATCTTCCGTATTAACGCGGGTAACTTCACTGTTGAGTTGAAGTAAAATGGCGCTTGTTCTTGCGGATAGGGTCAAAGAAACGACCACCACGACAGGCACTGGCACATATACATTGGCTGGTGCGGTCACTGGTTTTGAGACTTTTGGTTCTGTCGGGAACGGGAACACGACATTTTACGCTTGCACAGACGGCACTGACTTTGAGGTTGGGGTTGGAACGTATACGTCATCCGGCACTACATTGGCGCGTACAACCATCTTGCAGTCCAGCAACAGTGACAACGCTGTGAGTTGGAGTTCTGGAACCAAGACAATTTTCTGCACGTTGCCAGCAGAAAAGGCTATCCATACCGACAACCTTCAAACACAGGGGCTGACGTTTTTTGATCCCGCAGGACAGGGCATCGCTATGGCGATTGCGTTAGGATGATATTATGGCGAATGCTTTTAAACTTGTAACAGACACGGGAGTTGGTACCAGCGCGGCTACTATTTACACATGCCCAAGTTCCACAGAGACAACGATTATTGGCCTCAGTATAGCTAACATTGTGACATCTCAAATAGAGGTTGATGTTCAGCTAGAGAACAATGACGGCGATAACGTATACATTATCAAGGATGCCCCGGTTCCCGTTGGATCATCGTTGGTTGTTGTAGGAGGCGACCAGAAGGTTGTGATGAACGCATCAGATGTTTTGAAGGTTACGTCAAGTGCTTCAACTTCTGCTGATGTTACACTTTCCATATTGGAGATTACCTGATGGGTTATATCGGCTCTGGTGTACAACGATTTAATACTGCTGATGGTCTGACTGTTACAGGCTCCGCAGAAATAAACAGCTTAACCTATCCAACAGCAGATGGGAGCAATGGTCAGGTGCTAAAGACCAACGGCTCCGGCACTCTGTCGTTTGGCACTGTAAGCACCGACTTGGTGAACGACACCAGTCCCCAGCTTGGTGGTGTACTGGACACAAATGGCAACAACATCGAGTTTCCAGACAGTAGCGGCGCAGAGGTTAATCGGCTCAAGTTTGGTGCTGGTGATGACTTGCAAATTTACCACGATGGCAGCGATAGTTATATCAACGATACAGGCACAGGAAACTTACGTTTAGCTGGTTCTTCTCAAGTAGACATTATTAGTTCTGGCGGCGAGTTTATGGCGAAGTTTATTGCTGATGGTGCAGCTACTTTGTACCACAACAACGCTGCCAAAATATCTACTACCGCTACAGGCATAGATGTTCAGGGCCAAGTCATTGCAACCAAAGGCAGCACAGGAACACTCGCCACGTTTACAGACGGTGTTGCAACAAACTTTACGATGAAAACAGATGGAAGCAGTGTTGGAACATTCGGCACTGAGGCTGGCAGTACACAGCTTGCGTTTATGGTTGCCAATACTGAGGCCGCACGATTTGACGGAAGCCGAAATCTGCTGATTGGCAAGACCGCAGATAACGTAGCAACAGTTGGCATCGAAGCCCGTGCTACTGGTCCTTTAATTTCAACACGAGATGGCTCAGACGCACTAAGGTTGAACCGATTGAATAGTGATGGTGAGATTATCCAACTCCGAAAAGACGGCACAACGATTGGCTCAATCGGCGTTGTAAACAATAATAATCCTTTCATTGCCAACGATGCCGATAACTCAGGCTTACAATTTGCATCAACCAGTATCATTGCCCATTACGACGGCACACAACAGAATAATGCTGTGGACTTGGGAAGCACTAGTGTTCGTTGGAAAGACGGTTATTTCAACAACGGTATAACAGCAAGATACCATTACAATCTTGATGACCCAGACACTTACTTTGATTTTGCTACTGGCAATAACATCAAAGTGTTCAATGGTGGTAGTGAGAAATTCAGATTCGGGTCGGATGGAGCATTTTCGGTTGGAGTAACAAGCACTTCAGCCCCCGGTGCTGGAAATACAGCTACTGGATGCACATTGAGAGGTGCTATCGGCGATGCCTTTTTCTCTAGGTCAAATGGTACTGCTGGATATTTCAATGTAAATCAGAATGACAATGTCCTAACTGTTCTTAGAAGTGGAGTTGGGGTAGGCGGCATTAATGTAACAACTAGCGGCGCAACCTTTGCCACAACCTCAGACATTCGCCTCAAGCAAGACATCGAACCGTTAGTCGCAACAGATAAACTGATGCAGATGAACCCTGTGTCATATAGCTGGAAGGCTGACCCAGACGGCCCACGCTCTATGGGCTTTATCGCCCAAGAGATGGAAGAGGTGATGCCCGAAGCTGTAAGCATTGGCACTGATGACAAGGCGATGATGTCTATGGATTACGGACGCATCACACCAATCTTGGTGTCGGCGTTGCAGGATGCACACCGCAAAATCGAACAACTGGAACAGCGTCTCGCTGAGATGGAGGCTAAGTAATGTCTAGCTTTGGGCCTGAAAATGAAGGCTGCACTTGCCGCATTAACTTTAATGGTACAGGAAGCATCTCAATATCAGATAGTTTTAACGCATCTTCTATTACAGATGATGGCACAGGAAATTATCGTGTAACAACCGCTGTAACCCATGCAAATGCTCATATGTGTGTAGTCGGTTCAATCATTGGTGATTCTAGCACCGCTAACAGAGGAACAGCCTGTATGGGTTCATCTGGTGCAGCTAGTGGAAGCACCACTGTGGCTGCCATTTCATGTTCAGCTTGGTCTGCTGGCACTAACCTAGACTTTACTGATGTTTGTGTTGCGTTTTTTGGTGACCTTTGATGCACATGATTGACCACATAAAAGAAGCACGGCAACAACTTGAACCTTATCAAACAAAGTATGCTGTTGTGTATGAGGACGTTGATATGGACTGCTGTGCTGTTATGCACCCAGACCCAAATGCGATGGCTGCATTGATGGCTGGCGGTGTGTTCCCACCAGTATGGGTCTATTGGGAACTGGCAAAGGACGAAGCACAACCTGATTTCAAACGACATCATCGTATGCACCTGCTGCACGACACACCAAGAGAAGGTCCGAAAACAGAAGAAGAAGCCTTGTTGTATCTCATTATGAAAGATGTGCCACAGCATATCTGGCGCAACTACGAAACCAGCAACAGTGTTCATCTTAAAATCATTAGGCGTGAACAGCAGCCAGACAGAGAATTTCGAAACGCTTGGAGGGTCGCAGCATGACCACAATTATTGCAGATAAAGACGGCAATGAGATTGATGCTACATCAGCCACAGTTCCAAGCGACAGACATTTCCGTAACGCTTGGGCTTTGGACGGCACGGTCATCACAGAGGACTTGGCAGCAGCTAAGACAATCTTTGCCGACAAGATACGCGAAGCCAGAAAGCCGCTGCTTGAGGCTTTGGATGCTGACTACATGAAAGCCCTTGAAGCAAGCGCAGACACAGCCTCAATCGTGGCTGACAAACAGGCGTTGCGGGATGCCCCGACTGCTGGCAACGGGGCAACCACAATCACTGAACTCAAAGCAGCTTGGCCTTCATGCTGCGGCACAAGCCCATACGAGGAGTAGACAATGGCTAATTCATATGAGTGGACATATCCACAACTTGACCGCGTAGCAACTGAAGGGGACAACTCTGACGTTGTAAAAACAATTCACTGGCGTGTAACAGCGACCTCTGACAGCGAAACAGACGCTGACGGCAACGCCCTTTCCGCAACTAAATACGGCACAACTGGCGTAGAGATGGAAGACGGCGCAGAGTTTGTGGCATATAATGATTTAACCAAGGACTGGTGCAAAGCCAAAGTTTTGGCTGACATGGGCCAGACTGAAGATGAAGTCAAGGCAGCATTAGATGCCGACATTGCAGAGAAAGCCAGTCCTTCGATTTTAACTGGAACTCCATCAGGGTGGTAAGATGAGCGATAACGTAGTTACGATCAACGGCAAGGAATACAAGACAGAGGATCTTAATGAGGAGCAGAACTACCTCATTATGCAAATCCGGTCTTGCCAAAACAAAGCGGCGAACATTCGATTTGATTTGGATCAGGTTCAGGCTGCACAGAATGTTTTTACTGACAAGCTGATTGAATCAGTTCAGAGCAAGGACGAAGAAGAGGTAGCCTAGTATGGCGTACTTGGGTAGATCACCATCACAGGGTGTTAGAAATCGTTACTACTTCACTGCATCCGGGGGCGAGACATCCGTTAGTGGTGCGCTGACAGGTGGCACCCTGACATTCACTGACGGCAACTATGTTGACGTAAACCTGAATGGTGTAACCCTAGTAGCTGGCACCGACTACAACACAAGCACAGCGAACACTATCGCGGGTCTGTCAGCCCTGACTGCAAGCGATGTAGTTGAGATTGTAGTGTATGACGTGTTTAGTGTGTTCAGCGGTAACGTGAACAGCGACTTCAGTGTGGGTGGTAATCTAAGTGTAACAGGTACAACTGCATTTACAGGCGCAACAACTATTACTGGACTGACCACAACTGGTGACATCAACTTTGGCGACAATGACAAGGCTGTGTTTGGTGCTGGCAATGACTTGCAGATTTACCACGCCAACAATAACTCATTTATCGAAGATGTCGGAACAGGTAACTTCCTAATCACCACTAACGGCAACAACATCCAGCTTATGAAAAACCAAGCTGAACAGATGTTGGTGGCTAAGACTGACGGTGCTGTTGAACTGTACCACGACAACGCCAAGAAGTTAGAAACTAGCTCAACTGGCATAGACATCACAGGGGCGTTTACCGCAACTGACCAGTGTATAATTAGTAGTGCAAACAATGTTTCGCAGTTGATTTTAAAATCCACAGATGCAGATGCAAGTTCTGGGCCTATTCTTGACTTGACTCGTGATTCAGGCAGTCCAGCAGATAATGATGTTATAGGAATGATTCGGTACAACGCTGACAATGATGCTGCACAATCAATCAATCTAGTACAGTTTAAAGGTCAGTTGATTGACGCATCAGATAGCACTGAATCTGCAACCCTATTTATAAATATAATGAGTGGTGGAACTCGCCGAACTCGTCAAAGTTTTTCCCCGACAGAAACAGTATTCAATGAGGATAGTGTAGACGTAGACTTTCGTGTTGAGTCTCTTGGCGATGCCAACTCTTTTGTTGTTGAAGGCGCAACAAAGGGCATTGGTATGGGTACAAATGACCCAACCATTGACTCCTCACTGGCTGGCATAAATGTACCCGGTGGGGCTAGGGTTTTACACATTAACGATACGGATGGGGCGTATTTAAAACTTTCAGACCCAGCATCAGGCTCTAATCGTGGCGCACAGTTTGCCATGATTGGCACTGATGCAATTTTAAATAATTGTGAAAGCGGCACTTTGATATTCGGCACTGGCAATGCTGAACGGATGCGGATTTCGTCCGGTGGGAATATCCGTATGTTCCAGACAGGAACAGACAGTCCGGGTATTGGCAATACCACCACCGGACATGCTTTTCAGCCCGGTGGCATCGTAGCTTTTAGTAGTGCATCTGCATATGTAAGCATTAACAGAAATGGTGATGGAACTAGACTTCAGTTTAATAATTCTGGTAACACAAGGGGGTCAATCACTGTTACGGGTACAACCACTGCCTATAACACTTCATCTGACCGCCGTCTAAAGTCTAACATCCAAGATGCTGCATCTGCCTCATCCAAAATTGATGCCATGAAAGTGCGTCAGTTTGATTGGACTGAAGATGGCAAGCATCAAGACTACGGAATGATAGCACAAGAACTTCAGTCTGTTGAGCCACTCGCTGTTTCAGGCAGTGAAGATAGTAATAAAATGATGGGTGTAGACTATAGTATTCTAGTTCCAATGCTTATCAAAGAAATTCAGGAATTGCGTAGTCGTGTGGCTGCGCTAGAGGAGTAAACAATGGCAAGCCCATCTATTGTAGGCAAAGTACCATCAAGCTGGTAATTTTAGGAGAACGTATCCGTGACTAGAGCAAGAGACTTAGCAGATGCAGCCGATAAGGACTTCAGTGGCACCGTTACTGTAGACAATATAACTATTGGCGGTAACATCTCGCAGGATAGCGGCACGGTTAAGCTGGACGGTAACTTTCCAACAGGCACTAACAATGTAGCGTTGGGTGACGGGGCATTGAGTGGCGGTTCACTATCTGGAAACTATAATATTGCTATTGGTGATAACGCCCTTGATGCAGCTACAAGTGCTACAGAAAATGTGGGTATTGGCAATAACGCTCTTGGTGCAGTAACTGACTCAACCGCTAACACAGGCGTTGGACATAACTCTGGTGCATCTATTACAACTGGCGATAGCAACACATTTTTAGGCCATCAAGCTGGTGATGCGACATCAACAGCAAGCAACAATACTGGTGTGGGTAAAGATGCACTGGGCGCAAACACCACAGGCGACAGAAACGTAGCCGTAGGAACAACATCACTAGACGCAAACACCACAGGTGTTAGAAACGTGGCGATTGGCTACAACGCTATGACTTCAAACACCACGGGTGGGCGCAATACCGCTGTTGGTCATGCCGCGCTTGCGACATATAACGTCACTGATAGCGGCTTAGATTATAATACGGCTATTGGATACTCCGCTTTGAACTCAAACACTACTGCTGAATTAAATACAGCGGTTGGTGGCCTTGCGATGGAGGTAACGACCACTGGTGGGGGTAATACCGCCGTTGGTTATCAATCATTGTATGCAAACACCACTGGCGCAAACAATACGGCTCTGGGAACGAGTTCTCTCAGCGCACATACTACAGGTTCGTCTAATGTAGCGGTTGGAAAAAGTGCGCTTGAAGCAGCTACCACCTCAAGCAACAACACAGCCGTTGGTAGTGCTGCACTAGCTGCAAACACCACTGGCGCTCTTAACACCGCAATCGGTCAAAACTCTATGACCGCGAATACTACAGGAGAAGAGAATGTTGCTGTAGGCAGGGCTAGTTTGCAGAACAATACGACAGCAAACGCCAACACGGCTGTTGGTTATGCAGCGATGGATGCAAATACCACTGGCACTCAGAACACGGCTGTTGGTCATTCGTCACTTGATGCTAACACTACAGGCGTAAGAAATACAGCGGTGGGTTATCAAGCGTTGAGTGCAAACACCACGGCAGATAGAAATACTGGGCTAGGTCGGCTTGCGCTATCAGCAAATACTACTGGAGCAGACAATACATCTGTGGGTAATGGGGCGTTGGCTTTGAACACCACGGGGGTAAGTAACACCGCAGTGGGAAGTGCTGCACTGAATAAAAACACTACGGCTAGTGGCAATGCCGCTGTCGGTGTAAACGCTTTGTTGAACACCACCACTGGTGCCAACAATACTGGTATGGGCTATGCCGCTCTGCAAGCAAACATTAGTGGTCATTCAAATGCGGCGGTAGGTTACAATGCACTTCTTTCAAACACCACTGGTACAACCAATTCCGCGTTTGGGTATCAGGCTGGAACTGCCAATACTACAGGGTATCAAAACGCATTTTTTGGTCATGCTGCTGGTGCATCCATAACTACTGGGGCATTAAATAGTTTCTTTGGGCAAGGCTCTGGCGACAATATCACCACAGGCTCTAATAACACCATTCTTGGCCGCTACAACGGCAATCAGGATGGTCTAGACATCCGCACAGCCAGCAACAGAGTCGTGCTGTCAGATGGCGCTGGCAATATTCGTATGTGGTCTGATAGTGAACGCTGGAGAATTTCACATAGTGGTCAAAATACTTTTTTCCCAAATACGGGTTCTGTAAGTGGAAGAAATGGTATTGTACTTGACGGACATACTGGCAGTGGCGCTGGATATATTGGCATTACAGGCGGCGCAAATTTATTATATTTAGATAGAAACGCCTCTGACGGTGATTTAATAGTTTTTTATCAGGCTGGCGCTGCTGAAGGTAGTATTTCAGTATCTGGCACTACCGTGTCATACAACGGTGGACACCTGTCTCGTTGGTCACAAGCTACAGACGGCAACCGTATTAACGGCCTGCTCAAAGGCACCGTGATGACTAACTTAGACCAGATGGCTGAGTGGACTAAGGATGGCGTGACAGAAGATAACGAACAGCTTAACTGTATGGCTGTGTCTTCAGTTGAAGGTGACCCAAATGTTGCTGGCGTGTTCGTCAACTGGGATAATGATGACGAGGACTACACCGCCGACATGAATGTCGCAATGACAGGCGACATGATTATCCGTATCGCACAAGGCACAACTGTCGCACGGGGTGACTTGCTAATGAGTGCTGGCGATGGCACGGCAAAGCCGCAAGGTGACGACATTGTTCGCAGCAAAACAATCGCAAAAGTAACATCAACCAATGTATCGCACACCTATGACGATGGGTCATACTGTGTGCCTTGTGTCCTAATGGCTTGTTAAAGGAAATTAAAATGGACGAACTTACAACAGAACAAATCGCACAGAACTACACCGCTATGGGTCATTCCGTGCAACTCATCACAGACGTTATTGCAGGTGATGCAATGGCAGATGATGATGCAGAAGAGCGTCAGGGTTGTGTAGACCGCAATGTTGAACATCTGCAACTGATGGTAGCTAAAGACTACTGGACAGATGAGGACATGGCAGCGGTTAATGCTGCTATCACGGCTGGCAAAGGGTACACAGCAAGCTAATGTTTGCCGAAGCCACATTTGCCGAAATACCTTTTGCTGGGCAGGGGATTATTAGAGAAGGCGTTCAGACTATGGACGCCAACTTTACTCAAACCTCTGTAGGCATAGGTGTGTTTTCAGGTGTGGATCACATGATAGGCACATTTAGTAAAGTACATGTTGGTGTTGGCATTCTAAGTGGTGAGCTAACGATAGATGCTAACTTTACTCAATCCTCAACTGCATCACTTGTTGCTAGTGGTGTAGCAGAGGTTGATTTCAATTTTACGCAAACCAGTACAGCCAACAGAGTCAAAGAAGCTGATGCGTCTATGGACGCTAACTTCACGCAGACCTCTACAGCTACACGGATAGCTAGTGCTGTTGCTGAAGCCGACTTCTTGTTTGTTCAGTCTGCCTCCGCCAACACTGTTAAAGTAGCAACTTCAGACATTATATTTAGCTTTACGCAAACCAGTGATGGCAATCTTGTGGCATCTGGTTCGTCTGGTATAGAGTTTGTATTCTCACAAGACATTACTCCCACATTAATAAAAACGTCTGTGGCAGAGCTTGTTACGTCATTTACGCAAACCACTATACCTAACTTAATCGCTTCCGGCGAAAGCAGCATGACGTTCTTGTTTGTAATGACAGTAGACGGAGGCTTGTTGTGGGTGCCGATTGATCCTGGCGGCACACCTAACTGGTCTGCTATAACTCACACGGGCGATTCATGGACAGAAATCAATGCTGGTGGTACAATCAACCAGTGGACGGAAGAGGTGGTCTAAATGGCTAGTACATATACAGCAAACAGTGGCATAGAAAAACCCGGCTCCGGCGAACAGTCAGGAACTTGGGGCGATACCACTAATACAAACTTTGACATCATTGACCGCGCTCTTAACGGTGTTGGCGCGATTACGCTGTCTGGCACAACACATACGCTGACAACCTCTGATGGTTCTGTGTCGGATGGTCATTTTAAAGTTCTTGTTCTTGGCGGCTCACCTAGCGGAACCAACACGATTACGATAAGCCCTAATGATCAGGATAAGATGTTTCTTGTTCATAACAACACGGGCCAGTCTGCAATATTTAGTCAGGGTTCAGGAGCGAATGCCACGATACCCGCAGGTGATTTTGGTTGGATTTTTGCAGATGGCGCGGGTTCAGGGGCAGCAGTAACTCTCGCTACGGTGGATACGTCACAGATTGCGGACAGCGCGATTACATCAGCTAAGATAGCAGATGGGGGCATCGCTACCGCAGATATTGCAGACAGCGCCATTACCTCTGCAAAGATTGCGGATGGCACGATTGCCACTGCTGACATTGCAGATGACGCCGCAACATCAGCTAAAGTAGCGATAGATGTACAAACAAAGTCAGGCACGGCAAGTGTTACTATGTCAGCAACGGCGGTGCAGACATTTATCAAACATTCTGGAACAGGAACTTTGTCGATTGGTGCAGGCCAGTATGATGGTCAAACAGTCAACATTGGATCAGTAGGAACCATGACGCTTTCGTGGCACGGTTCGTCAAAGGGCGTTAGTCTTGGCAACCAAGCCAAACTAGCTAGTGGTGTTTACGATTCAAGTGCAGGGTACTGGTTCTTTAGTGAGACAGTGACATCATAATATGCTTGTTGCAAAGGGACTTTCAAAGATTAACCTGACCTCTGGGGGTGACGTATCCTCAGTCGCAGGAAACTCGTATGCTCTTCCCGTGCAGAAGATAGAGGTTACCTCATCCTTTACTGGCGTGATCACCATACCCAACAATGACAATCACGTTATTGTTGATTTGGAAATTGGTAGCAACGATGTGGGGGGTAACGGCTCAACACCTATTGTGTACAACAATTCTAACAATGTAACACTTCGCCTGTCTGGGTCTGGCAAGATAGGTTCCGGCACAATATCTGGTGGATCGTTTGTACCCAAATCAACGGACAGCACCGTTAATTTTACGGATGGGTTTGTTCCTTTTGCTACGTCAGATAGTAAAGACTACACTTTGCCACAAACTTCAACGAGCAAAGTCAACGGGCTGTCTACGTTTGTCACCACGACAAATGGTGTGACAAGAGGCACTGGGTCAGCATCTACAGACGGAAATGGAAGTGAGACGTATACTGTACCCCAAACAGGCCGTGTATATTTTATCGTCCAAGGTGGCGGTGGTGGTGGCGGTGAGTTTTTTGGGAAAGGCCCGGGAGGTGGCGGCGGTGGCGGTGCTTATGGGTATTTTAATAGTTTGAGCGCAGGAACTTCTGTTACCGCTAGATTCGGAGGAAGTGGGAGTGGAAACGGCTCCGATCCATCAGGTGGCGGTGGCGACTCTCATTTGACAGTTGGTGGTGTTCAGTTAGTTACAGGGGCAGGCGGCGGCGCAAAATCCAGCGGTGGTGGTAATAATGGCGGTGGCGGCGGAGCAGCAACTGTTGTGACCAACAACGGCACATATCCTATAACAAGCACCACAGCTAGAAATGGCACAAGCGGTGGTAATGATGTTTTAAATGGCGGCACAGGTCAGGGTGGTCAAGGATGGTTTACCCAAGACGGTGAAGATGATTATAGATGGCGCACTGAAACCGTAAATGCTAACCCCGGTCAGGGGTGGGTTTCTGGAACAAATCACGGTTGGGGTGACGGCGGTGGCGGCGGCGCAGGACAAAACAAAGGTGGTAACTCTGGCGCACCGGGTATTATATTTTTGTGGCAAAACGCTTACACGGTTACAAATGCAGGTGAGCCGTACTACCCAGCAGTCAAGGCTTTTGGTGGTTCTGGCGTAACAACAAATGCACAAGGAACGCCAAGTGCAGGAATATCACTTAGCGACTTTTCTGGACAGTATACAAGAGCGGAGCTTACATAATGCCTTTGACCAAGCTTCAGTTTAGACCGGGTGTAAACAGGGAAGTCACCTCGTATAGTAACGAGGGCGGCTGGCGCGACTGCGACAAGGTGCGTTTCCGCTTTGGTTACCCTGAAAAGATTGGCGGCTGGGAAAAGTATGCCTCGTCAACCTATCTTGGCTCTGCTCGTGCGCTGCACAACTGGATAGCCCTGGATGGCTCTAACTATCTTGGTATCGGCACTCACCTTAAATATTACATCGAAGAGGGCCAGTCTTTTAACGACATCACTCCTATACGTCTGACTACAAGTGCAGGAGACTGTACCTTTGCTGCAACAAATGGCAGTGCAATAATCACTGTAACTGACTCTAGTCACGGCGCAGTCGAGAATGACTTTGTTACTTTCTCTAGCGCGGCAAGCCTTGGTGGCAATATCACTGCCGCAGTGCTGAATACTGAGCATCAGATCACACAAGTTGTTAACGCTAACAGCTATAAAATCACCGTATCTGCTACAGCTAATAGCTCTGATACAGGTAACGGTGGGTCTAACACTGTTGGCGTGTATCAAATAAACGTGGGCCTTGATACCACGGTTGGCGGTACTGGCTGGGGTGCAGGAACATGGGGAAGAGATGGATGGGGTGACGCGGCCTCTAGTGGACTTGTTACAACCACGCAGATCAGACTGTGGTCACACGATAATTTCGGAGAAGATTTACTCATCAACCCTCGTGACAGTAACATTTACTATTGGGACAGAAGTAATAACCTCTCCACGAGAGCGATTGAACTGTCTACGGTTAGCGGGACAAAGACCAGCGTCCCGCAAATCGCAAAGCAGGTGCTTGTATCTGATCAAGATAGGCATGTTATTGCTTTTGGTTGTGATGCTCTGAATGCAAGCAACACAGCTAACCAAGGTAACGGTGTACAAGACCCGCTGCTCATACGCTTCTCTGACCAAGAGAACCCGCTGATCTGGTATCCGGCAGCAACAAATACAGCAGGAGATCTCAGGCTTGGATCAGGGTCCACCTTTGTGCAAGCCGTTGAAACAAAGCGTGAGATACTGGTGTGGACTGATACTGCGCTCAGTTCTATGCGGTTTATTGGTCCTCCGTTTACCTTTGGCATACAGCAGCTTGCGTCTAATATCACGATAGCTGGACCAAATGCTGCGGTTGGTACAGAAGACGTTGTTTACTGGATGGGTATCGACAACTTCTACATCTATGCTGGTCAGACACAGCAGTTACCCTGCTCTGTAAAAGACAAGGTGTTTCTCGACTTTAACCAAAGTCAGAGAGACAAGGTTGTAGCTGGAGTCAACTCTGAGTTTTCAGAGGTTGTGTGGTATTACCCTAGTGCTAGTAGTTCTGAGAATGACAGATATGTCATATACAACTACGCCGAAAAGGTCTGGTACTTCGGTAATCTTGCCCGCACCGCGTGGCTTGACCGTGGTGTTAGATCCTTCCCGCTGGCTACAGGCAATCAATACATATATAACCATGAGCTTGGGTACGATGATGACGGATCAGCGATGAACTCATTCATCGAGTCCTCGCCTATGGACATCGGTGATGGTGACAAGTTTACATACATTGGTAGGGTGATACCTGACATTACATTTGATGGGTCAACAAATCTCAGTAGCCCACAGGCCACATTTACTGTAAAATCCAGGAACTTCCCAGGTGCGGGCTTCGACAACACAGCATCGGGTGACACGATACGCACAGCCACGTCGCCGGTTGAGACATTCACCAACCAGTTGTTCTTGCGGTCTCGTGGTAGATCCTTTGCTCTTCGTATTGAGTCCTCGGCCCTTGGAGCTAGGTGGAAGCTTGGTAGCCCACGCATAGATATACGACAGGATGGTAGACGCTAATGTCATCAAATCAGATCGCACCACCAAGGCTACCGGAAGCACCAACAGAGTATTCGGTTCAGTATATGTCTGACCTGATTCGTTCTCTTGAGTTGTTTATTGCACAGGAGCGTAACCCCGGAGAGATGCGCGGAACAAAACTAACACTGACAAATCTGCCTACGAGTGCAACTGGACTTGAAACCGGCGCACTGTATAATGATAGCGGTACTGTAAAGGTAGTGACCTGATGGGACTTTTTAGTAAGCTGACAGATAAGATCAAGGACGCCGCACCTATCATTGGTGGGGTGATAGGGTATGGTCTTGGTGGTCCCGCTGGCGGAGCATTGTACTCGGCCCTCGGATCTGGGATCGGGGGTCTTGTTGCAGGTCAGGATGTTGATGAAGCCTTGAAGACAGCGGCTATCGGAGGTGCGCTTGGGTTTGGTGCTGGAAAGGTTTTTGGACCTGCGGGAACTTCAAGCTTTTCTCCTGGTTTTATAAGAGATTCTATTTTACCGCAGGCGACAACACAAATTGGTGTCCCAGGAGTAGACTCAGCAATGGACTTTGCTGTATCACCACAAAATGCTTCCACTCAAGCATTGAACGATCCGTCTTTCTTTGACAAGGCGCTTGGCTTTGCTAAAGAGAATCCACTCCTAACAACAGCAGGCCTGGGATCTTTGGCTGCGCTTGGTCTAACCGAGGAGGAAGAAGAGGAAGCAGGGTCTCTGCGTCCATTCCCTGTCGGTAAGATGAGAAGAACTCCTGTAACTACATATCTGGGCGAAGAGCTTGATCTAGCTAACCCCGAAGATGTTGAGCTGTACACCAAACGCAAGGCCGAGGTCCGAGACCCGGGCTTTGAGTATCGGATGTATCATGGCGGAGAAGTTGAGGGTCCGGGCACCGGCACTTCGGACTCAGTGCCAGCCCGTCTATCTGACGGTGAATTTGTAATGACAGCCAAAGCGGTTCGTGGCGCAGGCG